AATGCTCAATCACCGTAACGCAATTGTCGCCTATGCCGCACAAAAAGCTACAGACTATATTGACAAGGCATTTGTCGAGATTGGTTGCAGAAGGATTCCGTATGATGGAGTTTTTCAAAGGCTTGTTATTGGTGATGTGACGTTCACTCATGGAACCATCTACAATGAAAATGCGGCTAGGGATATGGCTGAAACATATGGTGGGAAAGTCATATTTGGGCATACTCATCGCTCGTCACAAGCAGAGGGCAGAACAATCAAGGAAAGCACAGGATATTGCGTTGGTACGCTTACTCGCAGAGGCGAAATGGATTATGCGCAGTGCCGCAGAGCAACCCTTGGATGGAGACAAGGATTTGTCTTTGGAGAAATTGGGCCAAAGGATTCCGCCGTATGGCTCTGCACAAGAGGAGAATTCCAGAAAGAATGGAGGTTGCCAATATGAGTGCTAACGAGTGGGTAAGTGCAATTACCGAAGCATTAAGCAAGAAGGCTGACAAGGTTCCCGCTGGATGGAAAACAGCAAGTGAGCTTGAAGGTGTCTTTAAAAGAAGCAGGAGGGTGGTTGCAACAAAAATAGCGGATTTGAAAAAACAAGGGTTGGTAGAATCAAGAAAATTTACAATACTAACAAACAGGGGATTGTATCCAGAGCCTCACTACAAATTGATTAATAAGAAATAAAATGGAAAAAGAATACTACATTGAAAAAGAATTTGCAGTTCTAGCTGGGCCTTATGTCCACGAGAACAAGAAGGATGCTATCTATAGACAGGCGGTAATCGCAGACATGATCCGAGGAGGTATTCCTTATAGGGTAAAAACCGAAGGATGTAACGATTACATCGAACGCAAAGGTATGATTCTAACAAAAGAAAAATAATGAACGACTTCAACATGGTTTGTATTTGTCTGTTATCAATTATATCTGGATGGATTCTTATTAAAATCTTTAACTCAAGGCTATGAGATTGAAATTTCATTGCGTTACAAAAGTTGAAATCAACGGAAAGAAATGGGAGGTAGGATATGGACACCCCGGCACAACAAAAGGTAAAACAAATGATGGAATTTGCAGGTATGCAGAGCAAAGAATCATCATCAATCGTCGAGCAAGTCGCAGTCTCCTTGATGTGCTGGCGCATGAACTTATTCATGCAAGGCTACCAGACCTATCTGAAGAATCTGTGGAAGCAACAGCAAACCTTATTGCTAAAACATATGATGAGTTTTCCAAGCAACCTTCCTAATATGGGAGATGATGAAGATGAAATTTACAAGTAACGATTATTTTAATGAGTGGTATGATACCTATGGAGTTAGGACGTACTCACAAAGCCACGGAACAGCGGATGGTCACATGGATTACATGAAGGCGGCATTTCTTGCTGGATACCATACTTACGAAAAGAACGATTCTCTTATAAAGCAATTGCAAGATGAGAACAAAAAGCTAAATGATGCCCTAGCCTCGCTATGAATTATCAAAAGCTAATCCAAAAGAACCTGATCCCTCCGGGGAAATTTACATTCGTTGTTCCAGAAAACGGATACCGAATTGCTGATGTCATGTCTCTGGATGAGCTTTTTGATCGTGTTCATAACCATTACAGGGACAATAAAATTCCATTGCCTAGCGACTGGAGGGATAGGGTGGAGGATCAGATTTGCAAGAAGCTGCCTTCTGGCTGGTGCAACTATGTTGATGGAGGAGATGGAAGAGGATTCGTTCCCAACCTATCTGGAGAGAAGATCCTAAAGGGAATTCAATCCCTTGCGGCAATGGCTATGTCTGTTGCAAAAGGGGAAGAGGTATTCGTTACGCAAAACGAGGCTAACAAACGTGCAGAAATATGCACTCGTTGTTACTATAATATGCCATCTAACTTTTGTTCTGGATGTGCTGTAGGCCAAGCGATCACTAGCACAGTTGCCAAAGTTAAGGGAGATAGAACAACCCCATCAGATAAGTTTCTACAGAGTTGTGGGATATGCGGTTGCAAGAATGAGGCGATTGTTCATGTCAACCGAAATCTATTGCTAACTGGGGAGAAAAATGAGACAACTAACGCTAGGCCCGACTGGTGTTGGGTTAAAAACCCCGACACTACACAAGCAGATTCCCTATTAAAGATATGATTCAAAACGCATTGATAGACCCCAATGTTGGGGAAGCTGTTCCAAAAACTCGCGTAAAAGACGCAAGTTCTGCTAGGTCAATGCTTTATACTTTGATTGAAGACGACCAGATCGCTTCTCATCGTCGTTCGCAGATTCAAGGAATCATTGATGGCAATCCTCCTTACAACGAACAGCAGTTGAGGGAGCTTGGGCAGAGCGATAGAATCAACGTAAACTGGGGACACGCGGGGGCAAAAATTGAGGCGGCAGTTATCCCTTACTTTGACATCCTTACTTCTGTTCCTCACTACATGACCGTCAAGACAAAGTACGGGAAAGACATGGGCAAGAGGGAAGAGTGGAGCCGCATCATTACCGAAGAGGCACACAATGCTCTGGTTAAGACCAACCCCAGCTTCATTACGCAACATCAGGTGGCAGTCAAGCAACTGACCATCCACGGACAGGGATGTCTTTATTGGGCAGATGGTACTGACTTCCGTGCAAAGGCTATTGAGCCTTGGGCATTGATCGTCCCCAAGGGGGCTGGCGTGGATCAAGACTCTTGGGAGTTTTGTTATGTATTGGATGAGATGTATTGCGAGGAGCTTTATCGCTATATCGAAGATTCCGAAGCGGCAGAGCGTGGTGGCTGGAATGTTGATGAATGCCAGCAAGCCATTATGGATGCCAAGGTTGATGAGCAGGATCAACGCCGACCTTGGGAGTGGTATCAGAGGGAGCTAAAGAACAACGCTCTTTACTACAGCTATGCAAAGTCCAAGGTTATCAAGGTGGCGCATATGTTTGTTCGTGAGTATGACGGGCGCATTTCCCACTACATCTTTGATCGCTTGAATGGCACAGAATTCCTTTGTGAAGTTCCTAGCCGTTACAAGAAGTTCTCCAATGCCTTTACGGTGTTCCTTAATGGCGTTGGCAATGGATACTATCATGGCGTTCGTGGACTAGGACAGGCTCTATATCCTTGGGCAGAGGCAATGAATCGCCTTAACAACCAGACTGTTGAGGGCGCAATTCTTTCTGGTGCTACCATGTTCCAGCCTAACTCTGCGAAGGATGCAGAGGGATTGAAGACAATCCAGCTTGGGCCTTATCGTATTCTCCCCCCGGGACTCAATCTAGTGCAGGTCAACACGACTGCCAATCTGCAAGCGGCAATGGCAGTTGCTCAAATGTTCCAAGGGCAGGAAGCCGATCAGACTGGATCGTATATGCCTTCTGTATCTGGTGGAGGCAGGAAGAAGAGCAACAAGGAAGTGGAGATTGAGATTGGCGAAAAGAGCCGACTCACTAATACCCGTGCAGAAATCTATCTTCAGTCACTTGACCTTCACTACAAAGAGGTTTATCGCCGCTTGGCTAATCCGAACATCCTAGAGGAAGATCATGGGGGGCCAGAGGCGATTGCATTCCAAGAGGCTTGCATTAAGCGTGGAGTGCCAGCCGCCGCAATGATTGACATTGATTCAGTCAAGGCGACCCGTAGCATTGGGCAGGGATCGTCTGCCGCCCGCATGCAAGCTATGGAGCTTATTGGGCAATACCTTCCCCAGCTTCCAGAGTCGAACCGCAAGCGTGTTATTAACGCCAACATTGCGGCTATCGCTGGACAGACTGGCGTTGATACCTTTGGTATCCCCGAAGAGACTAAGCCAGATGGAAACGATATGTCTATTGCCTCGCTTGAGAACAATGCGTTCCAGAGCGGAGGTCAAGTCATCGTTGATCCTGACCAAAACCACTTTGTCCACCTTAACGTCCACCTGCAATTTGCTGGTCAGATTGTTCAAGGCGTTCAAGATCAACAGGTCGATCCTCGCCAAGCGGCGCAGATCATGTCTGCCGCATTGCCGCATATGCTGGTTCACCTTCAGAATATGGAGAATGATCCTACCCGTAAGGAGCAGTTTGATAACATGAATGAGCAGATTGCAGAACTAATGAAGATTGCGGATCAACTTAACAGCATGGCGCAAGACTTGCAGGAGCGCGAGCAGGAGGCAATGATGCAACAGCAACAGCAACCGCAACAGACTCCTCAAATGATGGTGGCTATGAACAAGATCCAATTGGATCAAGCCAAGTTCCAGAATGACTCAATGCTGAAACAGCAAAAAGTGCAACACCAGCTTGCTCTAAAGGACAAGCAAGTTGCTCAAAAATTGATGATTGACAAGGTAAAGCTGGCAAGCAAGTATTCCAGCATTGCCCCCTAAAACACCAAAATAAAACACAATGACCACCACGAATGATGGGGCTAATGACCCCATCAATAATCCGATCAGTCCTAACCACTATCGCTCCACTATTGATGGAGTAGATTTGATTGATGTAATTGACCACCTTTCATTTCCGAGAGGTAATGCCATCAAGTATATTTATAGGGCGGGGAAAAAAGATCCCAGCAAGGAAAAAGAAGATTTACAAAAAGCTCTTTTTTTGATACAAAGGGAAATTATTAAACTTAATGCATCGGCATCACATAATTCCGAAACACATGGGGGGAACTGACGATGAATCAAATCTTACCCCTCCAATCACCATCCAAGAACACGCTGAATGTCATCGAATTCTTTGGGAACAACATGGAAGTAAATACGATTACATTGCGTGGAAATGCCTTTCTGGTAGAATTACTAGCGATCAAGCTAGGCTAATGGCGGCAAAAGTAGGACAAGAAAGATCAGAAAAATATAAAAACTCTAGGCAAAAAGCAGGATACTTGGCTCAACAAAAAATTACCAAAGAAATAAGATCAAATGGAGGCAAGGAAGCTTCAAAGAAATTAATTCAATGGCAAAAAAGTAATTCAGAAGCTTTCAAAAAACAATGCTCTAAAAATGGAAAGCAAAATAGTCAAAAAAACAAAATACCACATGAATACCTTGGAGTTAAATACGAAAGCAAAAAAGCCGTTATGCAAGCACACAATATGTCAATATGCGGCTTCTATGGAAAGCTCCGAAGGGGAGAAATAATTAGACTTCCAAAATCAAAATGAACCCATTCGATCAAGGAAAGCTAGAGGCAACGGAGCAAATTGTGGCTCTGATCTATGACAGGTATATGTATCACAGAACCTTTCATGGAAAGGATTCCGAACTTGCCCTAGCTCACAAGCTATTGATTCAAACCATACGAGATGCACAGGCTATCGACATGGAGGAAGAAAGCGAGTAATTATTAATCCCTAACTGAACTAATGAAATGACATACAATGAATGGAGAAAAGACCCCAAGAATGCCACGGCACTTGCTGAACTACTTAACCAGCCGATCATGCAAGAGGCACTTGCCCTTCTGGAAAGTCAAACAATGGCAAAGACAATCGGAAGTGGCC